GCGGGCCTTACCGCCGATGCCGATGTAGGCTTTTTTCATCTTGCGGGCTTTGCTGTCAACGCCCACATAAACTGCTTTTGCCATTTTGAAGTTTCACCTCCTCAGACGTAAACTACAAGGAGTTTTCCGTTTGCAAGTGCGCTTCCTGCACCCGGGTCATTCGTCTGGCTGACAAAGCTGTCGGCTTTTCCCTTCAGCTTGCCGTCCGTTTCGGTCTTCGTGTATACCATTTTGAATTTATCGCCCACCGCCTTCGCGTCCGCAGGCACATCCTCGGTGGTCAGTGTCTTGTCGGTAAGCAGGTCAAAAGTCCCGTCGCTTCCGACACTCATAGGGCCGTATGCCATACTGTCATCTCCTTATGCATATACGATGAGCACCTTGTTGGTGGCAAGGCTGCTTCCCGCCCCCGGGTCGGTGGTCTGGGCAGCGAAGGTCAGGCCGTTGACACTGTTGGCCGTGCCGCCCGCAGAGCCGGAACCAGCGTAGTTGTGGGTGTGGGAACTGTTGGCTTTGCCGTTGAGTTTGGTGTTCATCTCGCTTTCGGTGTAATACCGGTCATCATGGGTATGACTTGCGTTCGCCTTGCCATTCAGCTTGGCATTCATTTCGCTCTCGGTGTAGTACCGATCGTCATGGGTATGGCTGGACGCCGCCTTGCCGTCCACGAGGCCTTTCAGCACCTTGCCCTGATTTGCGCTCAGACTCTGGTCGGTGGCCGTGCTGGTCAGGTTGTCCTGTACCCCGCGCCAGGTGTTGGTGTCCGTGAACTTTGCATCCGCAGGCACGCTTTTGCCCAGCGTGTAGGTCATAGCGACCGGCACACCATCCTTGAAGTATACTCCCTGCGTAGCAGAACCCGCGTTCTTGTTCAGTTTGTTGGCTGAGTTTGCCGCACCGCCCGCGCTGGACGAACCAGCATAGTTATGCGTGTGACTGGCCGCTGCAAAGTCGCCCACATTCTTTGCCGCAGCCGTGCCAAGGGCAGGAAAGTCTGTGATGTCCGACTTTGTGTGCTTATGTCCTGCGGTCGGCAGTCCCTGCAGCTTTTGGTCGATCTCCGCTTCCGTATAATACCGGTCATCATGGGTATGGTCAGTCGGCGTAAAAGCAGTCGGCTTGCCGCTGATGCTGTCCCATGCCGGCGCTGCCACGTCAGAAAACTTGGCGTCCACTTCGCTTTTGGCGTAATACAGGTCATCATGAGAGTGTTCCGCATCCGCCTTGCCGCCAAGCTTCGTATCCATTTCAGCTTCTGTATAATACCGGTCATCATGGGTATGGCCGGTGTCAGCTTTCCCCGCAATGGCGCTGTTCACCTGCTCTTTGGTGAAGTATCGCCCGTCATGGTCATGCCCACTGTCAGCCTTGGTCGAGAGCTTCTCATTGACCTGTGTTCCATTTTGAAGATCGGTGTCGTTCTCCAGCTGAGATGTCTTCGTCGGCACGCTGAAATTCACCGCCTTGTTTCCGTCCACAGCCAGCTGAATGCCGTTCACCAGGATCTTCTCGATGATATTCGGCTGTCCTCCGGCTCTTTCGAGACTCTGCACCCGTGCCGTCAGGGCGGCAAAATCAGTCACGACCTTCATGCCAAAAGCTTCCAGCTGGCTGAGCTTTGCAGATATCACTTCTCCCGCCATTCGTCATCCCTCCCCGAAGACACGAACCATCATAGCATCAAACTCGCTGTCGGTCGCAGCTCTCGTCGAGATGCTGCCGCCGCTGGTCACGTTCATGCCGTCGCCTATCTTGACCAGACCCAGCTTGTCCCGGGTAGCAGGGGTGTTGACCGGCTCTTCCTTCTTGATGAGCGCTACGATGACGTCGATGTTCGCCGTCGGCTTCCGCACGGCATAAAAGCGCACATAGCCGTCATAAGTCTCTATCATGCTGGCCAGCCCTGCCGGAGAAGCCGCCTCGAAGTTCTCGAGAGCGGTGGTCCCCAGCGGAGTCATGGTCGAAAGGCATCCCGGCACTTCCACATCGCAGTAATACTGGTTCGGCCCGATGGCAGACTCCATTTTGACCCAGTCGCGGACGGGCAGGGTTAGCTCGTAAGAAGTCGTCCCCACCCCAAAAATCGTCAGCACCAGCTCGATGTCCTTCGTCGGCACCCGGATGGCAAAAATCCGGAGCGCGCCATTTCGCGTCTCGACCGCATTTGCCAGCCCTGCCGCCACCGCTGCCGCATAGCTTTCCAGCCCGGTCGAACAGAATGGCGAATGTCTCTCCGTCAGGTCGGGGACTGTGATGTCGCAATAGTATTGGTATGGCCCCTTGACAGGAGAAAGTTTCTTCCAGCTGTCCTTCAGAGCCGTCAGGTCATAGGTCTTGTAGTAGCCGCCACTATATTCCGATTTGGCTTCTGCAATGACATTTTTCGCCTTGTCCGAATATCGCTTTGCCGAATCCTCGCTGCTTTTAGCATTCGTCTCGCTCTTCTTTGCGGCTGCGGCGCTTGCAGCAGATTCGCTTGCGCTCTTTGCGGAAGCATCCGCACTTGCCTTACTCCGGTTTGCACTGGCTTCCGACTGGCTGGCCGATGCTTTCGATTCTGCCGCGCTCTGCTTCGACTCTGCGGCGCTTTTCGCCGAGGCATCTGCACTGTTCTTCGAATCTGACGCCAGTTCTTTCATCCGCTCGATACCCAGCCGCACCATCTCAATGACGACTTCCATAGAACGTGCAATGTATTCACGCACTTCCACGCCGTAGATGGCCTTCCGGACACCGGTGACCTCTTCTTTCAGCAATGCAAGCACTTCATCGTAGGTCATTTTCCTCCTCCTTTCACTTGCTTTTTAAGGTCAGCTCGTCTCGCTTATCTCGTTGACGTGTCCGACCAGACCGTTCAGAGCATCTTTCAGCCGGCTGACTACCGCGGTAAGGCTGTCAAATCGCCTTGAGAGCTTCTTGCTCGTCAGTCCGAAGGTGAACTCTTTACTGTTGACTGCATCCAGCGGCAGTTTTACTTTCGTGCAGACCATCCACCGGTCAATATCATGGGGGGTCGAGAGTATCCGGGTGCTCAGCAGGAATCCCAGCTTGTCCACATTCTCACCTGCATCTCGCCGGTCAAAGGCCTTGATGGTCAGCGCCGGCTCGACGACCTGCTTGTAGTTGTCCAGCTCCTCCAATGCCGCTTTGTAGAGGGAATCTTCTGTCGAAGCCTGCCCGTCCACATAGATGTGCCGCGAGTTCAGTCCGTAGGCCCGAATGGAAAAATCATTTTTAGCGCTTTTGGAGATGGACTCGTAGGTCGTCTTGGAGAATATCCACCAGCCTTTTTTCACTTTTTGTATGCCGTGTGCCGTGACGCTGTTCACGAGTTCCGATGTCCTCTTTTCCTCGAAAGACATATCCAACATGTTCACGCCGTATTCAATGGTCTGTTCGGTGCGCGGGACATCCTCTTCCTTCAGGTAGTCGTAGTAGAAAAAATAATCTTCTGTACCCGGGTCATTTGCAAGCCTCAGGCGCAGGTATCCGTCTCTTCCTTTTTTGTGCTCTAGCAGATATGTCGTCAGGATGCTCCAGTAGCTTCCGACCTGTGTACCGCTTTCCTCCGTGCTGATGCTCTTGCTGTCCACAGTCACGTGCCCCCGCTCCATGCAGTTCACGGGGCTGTATCCCTTATCGCTCTGGTTCGGGCGCATCATCAGCTCGAGGATGCTCCCGGAGCTGCTTGTCGTCTGGTAACTCCCGGCGTCCAGCTTCGTCTGCATCCGCGACAGCTCGTCCAGAACGCCGTCGGCAGTGACTTCGAGGTCGAGCTCGAATTGTTTTTCAATACCTGTTACCCGGCCAAAGAAGATGCACTCTTCGTCCTCTTCCACCATGACCCAGGTCTGGCCCAGGAGAAAATTGCTGTAATACGGATTTTTTATGGTTCCGAAACGGGTCTCCACCTGGTAAGGCACCAGGCAGCTGAATGTACCCGCCGCCTTGTTTTCCAGTTCCACTTCTGGTTCAGCGAGGATGCCGTCTGTTTCTTCTCCTTCAATCGAATCTCCGTAGGAGTCATAGACAAGCACTTTTTCGGTCCAGTGGAAGCGGGCTGTCTGTGTACCCAGTGAGTTTTTGAAGTCCACTGCCACTCTTCCGGCGTATACTTTGTATCTCATATCGTTCTGCCCTCTGTAGTAGCACACTATAAAAATGCCGGCCTGTATTCCACACTCACCATGATGGCCTCGTCGGCCTGTACCACGACTGTCCGTCCGCTTCTGTTCAGTGTAGCGTCCATCGTGCCGATGTTCACGGTCTTTTCCGGTGTCAGAACCGCACCGTCGCCGGCATAAAAGCTCATCGTTCCGCCAAACCATGTCCGGATGCCGGTGCCCTCTTTCAGCTCTGTGCTTCCGGCTTTGAGCTGAACATAACTGCTCTCATTCGGTTTTTCTTCACCGTCGTGGGTGACGGTGCCAAGCAGCCGGATGCTATTATTTCCAACGAGAAATCCCTCTGTCTCGCCCGTGAGCACGAACTCGTAGCTCGTGTTTGGCTCGAGTGCAGCTTTCATCGCTCCTCCGACGGTCACAGTCTTGCCATAATAGTCATTGACCATGCCTTTCCACACGACAGCCGCAAGCAAAACAGTGCTTCCTTTTCGTCTTACCCCAAGTGTCACGGTGAGCTTGCTGTTCCATACACTGCCGATGAAATTTCCAGCCATGAGTGCTACGGGCATCTTTACCTCTTCCAGCGAAAGTCGGTGCTGACGTGTCTGGAAGAAGTATACGAGTTCTGTGCTCTCGATGCCTTCCGTGGCGTCTATGTCTGTGGCGAAATCCTCGGTGATAAGGGTGTAGTTTCCTCCATTTACGTCTCCGAGCATTGCCGCTGCCTTTCCGCTGCTGGTCACAAAGACTGCCGAAGGCTTGTCCGAGTCCACCAGCGTGAAAGTTTTTTCTTCGCCAGCCTTTATCGCCACATTCTTCATCTGCGGCGTTGCAAGGTCCGTCTCAAAGCAGAAAGGGTCCCACAGCCAGTCGCCGTTCGGCTCTTTCACGAGATATTTGAACGGGTACAGTCGGTATTGCAGGGTGATTTTTGCGTGGTCGTACTGATACGACGGCTTTCCGCTCACCCATACCCTGCCGATGTAGTACACCAGCGGCTCGTCGTCCAGGATGACTTTCGTCCGGAACGGCGCTTTCATCTCCGCCAGCAGTTTCTGCTGGGTGTCCCGGTATGCCATATCGCCGACAGGACCGTAGAAACCATGCTCTTCCTGATACCGCTCCGTGTCCAGATAAAACTGCCAGCTTCCTTCCCGGTCGTTGAACACCGGATACCCTGTCAGGCTGTGAGAAAGGTCTGCCGTTCCGTTCAATCCCTCGATGTCGAGGGTCATGATCTTTTCGGTCGGGGCCTGTACGATGGGGCGGCATACCGGTATCAGATAAAGGTCTTTCCATGTGTGGATGCTTCCTATCGTTATCCCGTGCGGCATATCCATACTATCCACCTTCCCTCTGTAGCAGCGCACTACTGTTCCCGTCCAGACAAGACTTCCTTCGTCCACTCGTAACTTGCCCGACATGCCAAGGGCTCCCCTGTAAGCGCTCTTCCAAAAATCTTTTCGCAAACTGTAATGCCCTGCTGCAAAAATACAGCAGAGCACTGCGCTTTACGAAACTTCGGGCGGGGCAAGGCTGTATGAGATGGTCACTTTTATCTGCCCGTTCTGGTCTGCGGAGTAGCCGCTCACCCAGCATCGCCCCTTATAAGTCTTTACGTTCCCTTTTCCATCCGGCACGTCCACCAGCATCCGCCGGCCCTGTAAACAGTGGAGCAGGGTGTGATAGGTCGAAGTCCATGTGCTGGCTGTCGTCATGTACCGGTCGGCGTCCTTCGGGATATTCATCCGGATGTAGCAGTCCCAGAACGTGTGACTCTGGTCATCTGCGACATAATAGAACTCCCAGCTGCCCTCCACATTCCCGAAAACCCGGTCTTTCAGAGGGGTACGCTCAATGGTACCGTGCCACGGAGCGGCATCCAGTGTCGTTATCTTCTCGTCGAAAGGCTCGATGAGAAGCGGCCCGGCAGGCACAAGGTTCAGCTCTCCTGTCCGGATGACCTTCACGGGTGCATCGGCGGGGATATGGAACACAAGGCTCGTGAATCCGTCGGCCCATTCCGGCACAACAGTCTGAAGGATGCTCACGCCTTACCACCCTTTCTCGATGATGTCGCCCACGGCGTCGTTGATGTCGCTCTTTATCTCGCCGACAAGTTTGTGGCTGTTCATCACGACTTTCATGCCCTTCACGGACTCTGCCACCTTGTCGATGCGTCCGCCGAGGGCAGTAACGGCCTCCACCACTTCCCGGTACGTCTGGGTCTGTGCGGGGGCAGTTTCATATCCATTTTGATTTCTCGAGGAAGTCTCGGCCCTGCGTGCCATCCGTCCGGTCACAGTCGCCGCCATGCTGATGGTTCCTTTCCGGTCTGCAAAGGCGCTGTTCAGCCACGCGCTGCTCCTCGACGCATCCGAAAGGTCTACCACCGGGGTGATGCTGGGATGGTTGTCAGTCGAGAGATAATCTGCAATGGCGTTTGTCGTCGCAAGCGCACTACGGATGACAGCTCCGCCCACTTCGTCCATGCCCTTTTCTGCTTCGCCTTCGGTAGAGACGATACCTCTGGTCAGGCCTTCGACGACGTATTCACCGATACCGGCCATGACCTTAGAGGGCGAGTGGATGCCAAGGATATGCTTGAATCCGCTGATGATGGCATAAGCAGGGCTCAGAGCCACTTTCAGGCCAAATTTGGCAACGGATTTCACGCCGGTGGCAAGGCCTCTCATTAGGTTTCCGCCGATGCTCTTCATGCCGTCCCAGAGTCCCGAAGCCTTCTCCTTGATCCAGCTCCATGCGTTTCCGACGGCTTCCTTCACCTTGTCCCAGTTCTTAACCACAGCAGTACCCACGGCGACCGTTCCTGCGATGACAGCAGCAGCCAGCAGACCATGCGGGCCGAGACTTGCCGCGATTTTGGCAATGCCGCCTCCCACTGTCCCGAGGATGCCGGCCGCCTTCGTGCCTACGGTTGTCACAGCCTTACCCGCCAGCCCCAGCGCATTCGCTGCGGTTTTCGCGCCGACAGCGGCCCCTTTTGCGCTCGTGCCGACGCCTCCAAGCACCGGGATGATCTTTGCCGCTCCGCTGGCTCCTGCGGCCGCTTTCGACGCTCCGCCCAGAAAGCTCTTCGCGGCGGATACAGCGCCCTTGAGCCACTGCCATATGTTCGAGAGGAAGCCGCCTGAGCTTCCGCTTCCGCCGAGGTCGATGCTTCCAAAAAGCTTCGTCAGCAGTTGTGCGAACATCCCGTTTCCGCTGAAGGCATTCTTCAGCGCGGTGCTGATGGCTTTGGTCAGGGTCTGGCCAAAGTCCGTGCCAACTACGTCGAGCACCGCAGTCAGCCCACTTGCAACCGCACTGGCCCAGTCTCCGCTCATGGCGGCAACGACGGTGTTGGTAGCAGCGGCCACGGTCTCGCTGGCTCCGTCCTTCATATAGAGGCCGAACAGGTCAGAGAATCCCTGTACCAGCTTCGGGTTCATCTTCTTGGCCACCGCCATGAATCCATTTTGAATAGGCTTCCAGTTCTGGGCGATGGCGTCACCGAACTGCATCATGGCCTTCTTCGTGGCGTCGCTCACGTTGAGAGCGTCTGCCAGATTTCCCACATAGTCCGCAAAGGTCGAGCGGGTCTCCATCATGTCCTCGTAAGCGGCCATGACAGTCTCATCGTAGCGGTTGCCTCCGGCCTGTTCGAGGGCAGTCTGGTACTTCTGCTGCATGGCCGTGACCTTGCTCATCTGCCATCTCATGCTGGTCAGTGCGCTGTTCACGCCCATCAGGGCCGTCATGGTACCCTGCGTTGCCGCTCTCCGTGCCTCGATGCTGCCCTCGCCGTACTGCTCCACCGCGCTGGCATAGGCGTCTTCCCGCCCTCTGAGGTCGCCATCGTTGTAGAGCTTGTCCAGCAGGTTCATCCGCTTCTGCACCATGGAGATGCGGCTGTCATAGAAACTCGAAAGGTCGTCAAATGCCGCAAGCTGCGCCTTGTCCAGCTCGTTTTCCAGCTCCAGCTGTTCCTGCCGCGCTTCCAGATAGTCCCGGTAAGCCTGCTGGGTCACAAGGCTTGCTTCGCCGAGGGCATCCTTCGTTTCCACCCAAGCCTTTTCCGCGAGGGCGGTCTTCTCGCTCTGGATGGCCAGACGCTTGTTGATGGTCTCGATGTTCTTGTTGCTCTTCTCGGTCACGGAGGCGGTCTTTTCGTAGGTGTCCGCCCAGAGCTGGTATTCGCTCTGAGCCACCTTGTCGTCGCTCTCGTACCGCTCGATGGCCGCCTTGTAGGTGTTCTCAAACCTCGCCTGCTGTAAGTCGAGGAGGTTCTTCTTCTCGTCCAGCAGAGTGTTGTAGGCTTCCTTCGTCTTGTCGTCGCTGGCTCCCACCCGGGAGACCAGTTCGTCGTACTGTCTCTGTGCGATGTCCACACGGGCTGTCTGCAGCTCGATGCTCTTCGCCAGCGTCTCACCCTTTTTCTGGATGAGCGCTTCGATGGAAGCAGTGTTTCCTTCGCCTGCTTCCCAGAGGCTGTATTCCTTGTCGGCGGCATTCTGGAGGTACTTGTTGGCCTTCAGCTCCTTTGTGTACTTATCGGCGATGGTCTCGGCCAGAGTCTTACCCTTGCTCGAGGATTTCTTGCCGGAAGATGCAGTGGAAGCGCCTGTACTGTCGTCGGGGAGATAGCCGCTGTACTGCTCGAGGATGAGGTCGGCATACTCGCTCGGGTCAAGACCCTCCAGACCAAGAGCACTTCCAATCTGCTTTGAGACCCAGTCCTTTGCCTCGCCAGTCAGGCCCTTCAGGGCGTCTTTCGCTTTGATCTCGCCGCTCTGGTACTTTTGCAGCGCTTCCGTCGCCTTGTCCCACATCGTACTGGGCTTCCAGTCCGCGCCGAGATAGGGCGTATTCCTGGCGTCTTCTTTGGCGTTGGCCTTCTCGTAGTCCTGTACCGCCTGCTGGTAGCGGTTCGCCCCGAGTCCGGCTTTTCCGCTGGGGAGCGTTCCGTCCGGCATGAGATGGTCGGCCTTCATGATGCTGTAAAGCTCCAGCATCTTGTCCGAGGCAGTCTTCTTGGCTTCGTCCAGTGCCGCGCCCACAGCGTCCCGCACCTGCGAAGCAGAATCATAGCTTGCATCATAGAGCTGGCTTCTCAGGTCGGGGTCTCCGATCCCGAGGCGCAGTCCCTCCACGACGTTCCGTCCGTCCTCTTCCGCCAGCTGACTCGGCGAGTGGATGCCCCAGAAAGTCGTAAAGACGCTTCGGATGCTCTTTGCCACAGTCTGCATCGCTGCCAGCGCCCCGCTCAGAGCGCCCGGGTCCTGGATGCCGATGGCAAGGCCTTCCGTGATGTACTGGCCTATCTCTTCAAAAACCTTCGAGGGGCTGTTGATGTCATACCCCTTCTTGGCGGCATCTATGGTGTCGTCCACCATGCCCTGTACAGCAGCCGTTGCGCGGGCTTTGTTTTCCTCGACGCCCTTCGCCCCTCCGTTTGCGACATTTCCACCGATCTCCTTACCCTCTTTTTCGGCGTCGTCTTTTGCACCGGAGAAGGTAAAGACATCTGCGACATTGATGCGCTGGGGTTTGAAATCGGGGTTGAACTTGAAAGCCACATTTCTCTGCTGAAAGTTTCCATTGCCGCTGAAGGGCGAAAAGATGTCCCGGATGCCGTCCCAGATGTTCTTTCCAAGCTCTTCCAGCGCACCCTTGATGCCCTCGCCTTCGCCACCTTCGCCGCTCCATGCCCAGCCGATGAGGTCGATGGCCGTCTGGATGAGCACCTTGCACAGGGTGGTAAAGGCCTCGCCGATGGGTTCGGCGCTCTGGTTGATAGCATTACAGATAAGCGTCACCACAGCCACCAGAGCATCCTCAATGTCCGGCGCGGCGTTGATGATGGCCGTACACAGCGGGTCGGCAAACAGCGCCAGTGCGCCGAATATCGCTCCCGCACCGGCGAGGTAGAGCATTCCCTTGCCAAACTTGGTAAAAGCGCCTGCCAGAGTCGAGAGCCCGAGCGCCAGTTCCGGGATGCAGGTCAGCAGCATGCCGCCTGCAAACATCGCCATCATGGTATCGGCAAATATCCACAGCGATTGGCTCACTGCTTCCGGCTTTGCCATGCCGATGAGCTGGATGGCCGGTGCCAGCACCAGCAGTGAAGCGCTCATGGCCAGCATTCCGGTACTGACGCCCATGAAGTTGACCGAACCGGCAAAGTGGCTCAGCAAGGTTCCGATACCAGCAAGCACTGCTAAAGCGCCTCCAGCTTTTGCCATATCTGGAAGCGTAACTTTGCTCAGCATCAGACATGCCCCGGCCACCGCCATGAGCGCATCAGCCATCAGGAAAATGCCTGCACCCTCGCTCCATCCTGCTGAGCCAAATTTGCCCAGTGTGAACATCGCACCGCTCAGCCCAACCAGTACAGCAGCCGCTTTTCCCAGCTGAGGCCAGGGGATCAGACAGAGTGCCGCAGCAGCCACGGCCACTGCGTTCATCGCCCCTGCCATGGCCAGCACCGCAGCACCCGAGCTGAGCTTCGTCTTGCTGGAAAGTACGCTCATAGCGGTCATGAGGATCATCAGGGTCTTCATGGCCGTTCCGGCGTACTCGAGTTTCGTGGTGTTCAGAGTGCCGTCGTCCACATTCTCGGTGATGAGCCCCGCCAGAGCACATACGCCCTGTACCAGCACCCACATGCCTCCGCCCATGGCCGCGATAGCGAGTCCATTTTGAAATGTGAGCATGGTGTCGGTCACGCCCTGTGCCAGTACGAGCATGCTTCCCATCGCGGTGAGGTAGGCTGTCAGTGCGCCCATTCCTACTACGGCTTTCACAAGGCTCGTCCACTTCACCTCACTCAGAGGCTTTATTGCACCGGCCACGATCCTCAGTCCGGTGCCCATCTCGATGAGCGAAGCACCAAGGCCAAGCAGCGTCGCACCGCCTACCACGAGGTCGCGGGCTTTCACGGTCGCAATGAGCAGCCCCATGTTCCGTGTCAGCACAACCATAGCGCCCACTGCCGCTGCAAAGGCCGTGAGGTTCTGGAGAAAGTTCTCGCCCTTTATGGCGTCCGCGATGGCCACAAATCCCGAGCACAGAGCCTTCGTCGCCGCGGCCAAGCCAAGCAGAGCCGCCGCAGAACCCCACAGAGTCGAGGCTTTCAGCAGCTGAGACCCGAGTCCACTCACCGCAGAGTCAAAGGCCTTCACTTCCGGCTTCAGCAGCTTTGCCGCCGTCACCAGTTCTGCGATGAGCACCACCGTAGCGCTCAGCACCCAGACGAACCGCTCCGGGTCGATGCGGCTCATGACGAACATGGCGCCCGCCAGCATCAGCAGGGCCGAGCCGATGCCCGTGAGAATTCTGGTGCTCTCCTGCTTTTGCCATGTTTTCAGCGCCCCCGTCAGCGCGTTGAAGCTTCCCGAAATGCTGTTCAGCATGTTCGACAGGGGCGTTGCCAGCATCTTCCGCAAGCTGTTCATGGCCTTGGCGAACTGTGCGATGGCGTAGGAGAGCAGCCCCACGTCCAGAAGGCTCAGGAACCGGTAAATATCCGTTCCGCTGATGGAGTCAAATCCGTCTTTCAGTGCCTTGAAAAAGGCCTTCACCGGCTCGTAGACCCTGGACGACGCACTCTCCACGTTCCCGGCAGCGCCCTTGAACTCCTCAGCAAAGGCGCTCACTGCAGCCCCCACGATGGCAGGCAGGCTCGTCAGCATTTCCTTATACCCGTTCAGGTTCTTGCTCTGCCCGGTGATAAAGTCGGCCACAGTGCCGATTGCTTTGTTCGCACTTTTCTTCAGGTCGCTCAGCGCTCCACCCACGACACCGGCCACGGTCAGTGTACCGGCACCCAGTCCTTCCAGAATGCCCAGCAGGGTGTAGACCCCCTCGCGCACTCCGTCCGGCAGGCTGTCGGCCCATTTTGAAATTTCCTTCCTCGCTTCGCTCAGTTTCTCGCCGATGCTCTTTTTCAGCACGTCGCCCAGTGTGGTCAGCGGGTCCAGCAGTTTCCTGGCGCTCTTCGCGATGGCTTCCAGCTTCTCGCTGAGCGTCCCGCTTCCCAGCAGGGTGCTCTGCATCTCGGACACAAAGCTCCCCATGTTTCCTGCCACTTTCAGCAGCACTGCTCCCACCGGCCGCAGGACGTCCACCAGTACGCCAAAAGCCCTTGCCCCGGTCTTCGCCAGCGTCGTCATGGCGGTCAGCGGCACTTTCACCACTGCAAAGATACCCTTGAAGGTCTGCTTCAGGTTCGCCGCACTCTCATCCGTGATGATGAGTTTTTTGGTCATCACATCCAGCCATTCGGCGATGGAGCGTATCTGCTCTCCGCTGGTGGGCGGGAATATCTCGGTGAAGGCTTCGTGGACAGAGCCTGTGACCTTCCCGATGGCGTCCATGATGTTCCACAGGCTGTTGAACAGATGCTCCCGGCCTGACACCTCCGTCAACCCTTCTGCATACTGCTCAAGGTCGAGACTGCCGTCCGCCACCGCATCGTTGAGCTTCAGAAGGGCTTCGTAGTCCTTCTGGATGTAAGTGTATCTCGGGTCGGCTTCATCCATCGTTTCCAGCAGCTCTGCATAGGTCTTGATGGTGTCGCTGAGACTGGTCGTCAGGAGTTCGGCGTTCACTTTGCCTTTCTGCAAAGCTTTCGCAAAGCTCCCCTCTTTCTCAATGGCCTCTTCGGTCACAGCGCCTTTTGCCAGCGCCAGCTTTTCCAGCACCGTCGTGTAAGCGTCTGCCTGGTCGCCAAAAGCGTCCCGCATCTGCTGCCAGCCGCTGTCGAGGCCTTCTTTCATCCTGTCATTCAGGGCGTCAATGGAAGGCACAAAGATGTTGTACAGCCGGTTCGCCAGCTCCGTCCATGTGTCGGTGGCCTCTTCCTTGTTGCCAAAGATCGTCTCGAACACGGACATCCATTTTGAACTGACAGCGTCTTTCGTCGAGTCGATGGCCTGCCCGAAGCTGGTAGCCTGCTGGGCGGCGAGAGCGGCGCGTTCTGCCAGCTCCCCGTACTGTCCCTTCAGCTGTTCCAGCGCCTCCGAGCTGGTCATGCCCGGGTTCTTCTGGGTCAGCTCGTAGGCCGCTTCCATCATGGAAGCGTATTTTGCGAAGGTCTTTTCCATGACCTTTGTGTTGGCCCACTTCTTCTGCAAGCTCGACTCAAAACTGGCGATGGTCACTTCGCCTTCTTTGATGACGCCCAGCTCCACCGCAGTGTCGATAAGCTCCTGTTTCAGGGCTTTCGTTGCCGTACCCATCAGGTTCAGGCTCTTCCAGTCCTGTAACTGCAAATGCCCTGCACTGTAGCTCTGGGTCAGGTTTCGGATGGTGCTCTGGAACGCAAAGCCTATCTTGCCCGCATCCGCCGTGGCGTTTGCGATGCCCATGATCATGGGTATCATCTTGTCGATCTTGCCGCCCGCCGCCGTCATCTGCGAAAGCGCGCTGGTCATCTCACTGAAACTGTAGCTCGTCTCGTCCGAGTACCACATCAGCTTGTTCAGGTAGCCGTTCACCTGGTCGATGCTCTTGCCGGTGGCGTTCATGATGGTCTGGACGTTGGAAGTTTTCTCGTTATACTTATCCCATCCACTGGTGATCTGGTCCACCGACAGGTTTTTTACCATCTGCTCGCCAGTGCTTATCACCTTGTCCGTGATGCGCTGCAAGGCTGTAAAGGCGATGACGTCCAGTGCGCTGAACTTAGCCTGAACCGTGTCCAGTCCCTTCTCCATGCCGGAAAAGTCCACGTTCTCGCTGGCGGCCTGCACCTGTTCGAGACCCTTTGCCGCGCCTTTGAAGCTGAGCTTCTCTTTCAGCTTGTCCAGCGTCCGCATGGTGTCCCGGCTGTTTTTCTCGAACTGCGCGTTGTCAAACCGCATTTCGACCACACGCTGGTCTATCTCCTGGCTCACTCCCGCCTTACCTCCTCCCATGCTCTCTTGGCTATCTCGTCAAAAATAGGGCGCATGGCGGGGTTGATGTAGTCAACTCCTTCCACGTACCCTCCGTTTCTCGTGCCGTGTCCGTATTGCAGGATAACGGCGATGGGCGTTCCGTCCACGATGTTCGAGTTCGACCAGATGATGGTGATGCTGTCTTTGCCCTTTTCCACCCGGTAGCTCCAGCTGGCAGCCGTCTTTCCGGTCTTCCTGGGCGTTGCCGCCGCCAGCGCTTCCACGCCTTTCTGACCGTATCCCGCCAGCACAGCGTCCAGTCTTCCGGCGCTGACACCTTTCAGGAAGCGCTCCGTCTTCTTGAAACCGCCCTTCTGCCGGAACAGAATAACTTTGGACACGAACCCACCTTCTCTCTGTAGCAGTGCCAGCCCCTTCGCGCCCTATTGAACTCTGTTCGTCCAGCTCAGACAAAGAGCAGCTATCCTCTCGTCCCAAGCTCTTTCTTTCGCTTGGCGTTCAGCGCCTTTCTCCGGGCCGCCTGTTCGCTCTTCGATACCTTCTTGGGCGGCTTATGTTTTTCGTTGCAGACACGGATGAGGGTCAGCAGCCGGTTCAGGTGCCACTTTTCGCACTCGAACGGGATACCTAGCTCCACCATGTCATAATACAGGACCTCGCTCGTCACGGCACTTGCGGTGCTTTTTCCTGAGCGGGGTCCGGCTTTGTTTGTATTCTCGTCTTCCCGGAACCATGTTGCGGTCATCGGGTCGTTCATATATGTATAAATAGCGGTGCAGTTCTCTTGCGTCAGATGGCGGTATGCTTCGTCCGGAACCCCTTTGTTCAGGGTCATGCAGCGCACATAGTCCTGCATCTGCTCCGGGGTCAGCCCGTTTTTTGCGTCGAGAAACGGCACGTGCCACTTGCTTTCCCATTTAGACAGAGAGAGCAGCGAGTGCTCCAGCGCCAGCGTTGTGGCCTTCCGGCAGATGAATTCCTCCCGGTCAGCATCCCAGTATTCTTCACCGGGTATCTGGATGGTCAGCATCTCGTCACTCTCCCTGTCATAGACCTCTCCGTCTGCTGCGCAGCCACCTCTCCCAAAAGGAGAGGCACTGGCGTGACGGTCAGGCTTGTTTTTTAGTTGATATGGGTTCTTCGTTTTGCAATCGACAGTGCTCCACTTTTAAGATAAGGTTTCTATGAAACCTGCCCTCTGTAGCAGCGCACTGCCGTTTACGCCCTATTGGGCTTCTCTCATCCAGCTTAGAGTGGCTCGATATGTCAAAGGCTTCCCTACTAGGGGAGCTGTCGAGCGAAGCGAGACTGAGAGGTTTTACTGCGGGTCCGCCACGGCCAGCGCCCGGGCGTTGTTTGCGGCCACAGCGGCAGAAACTTCGGCGGCCTTCGCCTTGGCTTCGTTCTCAGCCACCATCTTGCGGACGTCTGCGCCCATCACACCGTTCATGAACTCTGCGGCCTTGTCCGGGTCGATTGCCAGTTCCACGTAGAGGTCGGAGTAAGCCTGAGTCGCCACAAAGTCTGCGGTGATCTCAGGGCTCTTCTCGAACTTGCGGCCGTCGAGGCTCTTCTTGCCGTAAGCCAGCAGCAGAATCTTCTTGAACACCTCGATGGCCTCACCCACCTTGGTGCTGTGCATCAGCTGCTCCATGTACTTGTCGTAGCCGCCGTCCTTGCTCAGGCCAAGGTCCATCATCTCGGCTTTGGTCAGATTGAACCAGAACTCTTCGACGCGCGGATTGCCGTCAAAGTCGGTGTACGGAATTACTTTCTTGATCATTCTAATCGTCCTTTCCTATCAGGCTCCCATGCTAGAGGAAGCTGCCTCGGTAACGCCGCCCAGCAGCTTGATGACCTCGTCCGGAGTGGGCAGGGTGCTCTCGCTGTTCTCGGTGCCGTAGATCTTGTCCTCCAGCAGCTTGAGCTTTGCGGCTTCGATGAGGGTGGAGTTGATGGTCATGTGAGCAGTGGGCTTGTAGCCAGTCACCTGAGTCGGGGTGGTGTCGCACTCCCAGCTGAAGGTCTCAGCATCCGGATTCTCGTTCACGGTCTCGTGGCTCTTGTCCGAGGGCGAAGCGGTGCTGTTCCATACCAGATGGATAATGTAGCCCTTCTCGGGGTCGTCGTCTGCACCGATGCGGGTGCGGTAGCTCAGACCGAAGGGGCAGCGCTTCTGCTGACCGATGCTCACGCCCTTTGCCACCTCGACAGAGCCATCACACTGCTCGAACTCGGGCGGATAGGTCAGTGCCTCGAGGGTGTACTTGAAGTTCTCTGCCGAGCGGATGGACACGTACTTGATGTTGTCGGCGTAGATGTCGTTGGGGTCTGCGCCGTCAGGACTCTCGTTCACAGCGGTCAGGCCGTTCCAGGGTGCGCCGGGGCTATACTTGCCCTTTACCATCGGGAAAACGACGCCGTGGTCAACGCCCAGATGATACAGGCGCTCGCCGGTCTTATCCCATTCCAGTTTGCTCATAGGTCTTGTTCCTCCTTTTTGTTTTTCAGACGGTCATAGTGAACACGTCGTGGTATAAATTGTCCGCAATATAAGAGCGGTCGTGTCTGCACTGGTCGAGGCGTGACACGGCCGCTGTGAGGTCGCTGTCCGGGGTCTTGGTTATCACCGTCACCGTGTAGGAAGGGTGCTGGAGATAGACGTGGCCGTCAGCGTGTACATTGCGGATGCGGTTCAAATCGTATCGGATGCAGGGGTACTGCATTTTCAGGTTGGCGGGCGGCTGATAGTACAGATGTATTTCTCCGACAGTTTCTTGCAGCACCCTCCGGAGAATGCTGTCCAGCCTCAGTCTCTGCTCACTCATGGTATATCCCTCCGAATGTCAGGATGAGGCGCGGGTACTGTACTTTCACGTCCGCCACCTTCCATTTCACGCTGCCAAATTCGGCGTATCGCATGGAGCCGAAATTCTCGTGGGCAAAAGGGTCTGCCACGATGCTCAGCCGGTTCTGGAACGTGACATTGTCGTTCACTCCATCCCCTGCCTGCAGCTGTCGGCCCCACTCCAGCACATCGCCGTAGTATTCGCGCTCCACCATTTCCTCGGTGAATACGCTGGGTGCTGTCTCCACAGTCTGCCCTTCAAAGCCGATTTTTCCAAACCATTTTGCCATTGCTTCGTCACTCCATTTCAATTCCAGAGTCAGTGTACACTAACTTCCATGGCCGCCAAAATTACTCGGCGCTTGCCGTCCAGCTCTTGGCGGCAGTGCCGTCATAGGTCTTCGCGCCGGTGGTCTCTGCGTATGCGATGGGCGCAAAGTAGTTCTTGCCGTCGCACACGATAAGGCGGCCCAGCATGAAGGCGCGGCCAAGGTCGGCGGCGCTCACCTTCACCCTGTGCTCGGCGTCAGCATACAGCTTGCCGTCGGTGTGACCGTAAGCGACATATGCGCCCACGTGTACGTCCTCGGTACGATCATAAAAAGGTTTCAGGGTCATTTTTGATCTCCTTTCTTTTGCAGTGTCTGCCCTCTCTAGCAGCGCACTGCCGTTTACGCCCAGACGAAATTTCATTCGTCCTGCCAAAGTCTTCCCTTTCAAGAGGAGGTGTCGGCGCAGCCGACAGAGAGGTCCTAACGGGCGAGCGCTCTAAAGTTAAAGCGCCTTAGAGGTTTATTCTGTGCCTGCCCTCTGAGGAAAAGTGTCAGCTGAGCTGACGGGGAGGGCATCCGGCGCTCTTTACGCCGCCCACTCGATGGCCATAGCACTGTAGGGAGTCGTCAGTGCGCCGGAGCAGCGGGTCTCGATGAGGTACTTCATGGCGTTGTAGTCGATGTCGAAGTCGTCGAACATGGAGACAGCGCCGCCCTTGTCTGCACCCACGGTGTAGTCGCTGAGGTTCACGATAACGGCGGCCAGATCACCGCCCTTGGCGCCCTTGCGGCCGTCCATCTCAGGCACCGTGACGATCTTGCTCACGCGCAGCTTGCGGGCCAGAGCAGCCTCGTCGGCGTAGAGCGGGCGGCCCATGCCGTCCTCCAGCAGGAGCATCTCGGTCAGAGCGTCCTCGGTAGTGAACATGGCCGGGGTGCCGCTGCCGCGGTACTCCTTGCGGCTGCGGATGACCTGCTTGATGAAGGCCTTGTACTTGTCCTCCACCTTGCTCAGGCCGGTCGTAGCCACCTGTACCTTGATGGTAAACAGGTCGGCATCGTTGAAGATAGGACGGATGCAGTTCTCGTCGATCTTGTCCTCGCTTGCCGCCTGACGGCCATCGCCAAGGATATAGGCCAGCGCCAGCTCACGGTTCAGCTTGTAGCGCATCTCGTTGCGCAGCCATGCCACAACGTCGAAGCTGGTGATGTCGCTCACGTCGTCGCGGTCGAGCTTCTGCTTCTTGTACACAGTGGTCGGGCCGGTGGAGCGGCGCAGCAGGCCAAAGACCTCTTCGATTTTATAATTGCCCTTCACATAACCCTTGGCGCGGGCATCTTCGGGGGTCAGGTCTGCGAACATGCTCTTGAAGCGGCTGAACGGGATGTGCTTCACGCCTCCCATCACTACGCTCACCCAGTCGTCGGGCTTGTCGATGATGCGGGGCGTAGTATCCAGCAGGTGGTCTTCCGGGAACAGCCAGTCGATATTGTCGATGCCGTGGCTCAGCTCATCGATCTCGCCCTGCTCCACGCCGGCGTTGTCGAAGGCCGCCTTCAGGGTGCCGCTGGTCTTTGCACCCTTGATGATGCTGTTGATGTCGTCGATGCTGTGCTTCAGCACGGTCTGCTTGCCCGCATCCTTGTCGAAAACATTGTGCTTCATGTCGCTTTCGTCCTCCTCGTCTTCGCCGCCGTCACCGTCCTGCTCTTCCAGAGCCAGGCCCACCAGTGCATGGCAGCATTCCTTCTGCTCGTCGGTCATGCTGTTGTAGACCTCTTCGAGCGTCTTACCGTTGGTTTCCTCGGCCATCTTGCCGTCCTCCTTGTTGTCGTCGGAGTGGGCCAGTACGGCCTCCTCCAGCGGGTTGCCCTCCGGGTCCATGCCATGTTCGAGGCTCAGACTGCCCGGGTCGTTAAAGATAAAGGCCTCGCAGCCCTCATCGTCCATATTGTCAGCGCTGTGCTTCACCACTTCCTGAATGAGCGCGCCGGGGTTGCAGCCTGCCAGTACGAGGCTCAGTTCCCGGATAACGCCGTGTTTCACCACCTGTCCGGCCTTCTGCAGACCGTTGGCCCAAATGGAAAAAGCGTTCAGGTCGCCGTTCTCCACGCACTTCTTGGCCGTCTGACCGGTGGGCGTGTCGTTGAACTTGGCGTAAGCGTAGACCCCGCCCTTGCGGTTTTCCAGCAGTGCGTGGCCGATGACATTGTCAAGGCTCGAGTGGTCGTGGTTGTACACCATCGGCACAGTCTGGCCACTGCAGTCCTTGAATGCGTCTTCTGCAATGGTCAGCCCGTCGTAACACTTGGTGTTCGCCTTCGTCGCCCAGCCGCTGCAGTCGTAGTCAAAATTCACCATTTTGATTTCTCCTTTCTTTTAAGATTCATTTACCATCTGCTCCACAGCCTCTCGCCCTCTTGCGGCGGGGTCACTGCCAATCTGTGCCGCCTATCCCGCGTTGGGAGAAAGATTCTTGTTCAGCAGCTGGTCTGCCTTGGGGTCTTTCGAGGGTTTCATTCCGATGACCTGACGGAACTCGTTCGACGTCATGATCTCGTTACGGGTGAACTTGTCGGCCATCTCGGCCACCATCGAGACGGGTGCCAGCTTGAACGGGTCGCGGAAGTACATGATGCTCTGCTTAGCCTTGAGGTCTTCACGGCTCAGGAACTTCCGCTTCAGTTCATCCACCACAGCCGCCACAAGGGGCTCGATGACTCGGTTCTCGTAATTGGTCATGACAGTGTCGTCCGCTGTGCCGTTCATGATCTCCGGCGTCAGCCCCAGCTGGCTGTAAGCCATGTTGGTCAGGTACTCGATGCTTTTCAGCAGGTTGTTCTCGAGGCTCCGGTTCAGCTGGGTGATATGCTCCGTGGCGTCAATGTAGCCGATGCCGTATCGGCTGCCCGCCAGCTGCTCTTCCAGTGTCTTCCGCCGCTCCTGCGCCTGTTCTTTCCGGGCAGGGCTTTTCACGGTGTAGGGCAGCTGGATGATAAGGTCGAGCTTTCCGCTTCCGGCCTGCTCGTCCACGGCGTCCATGATGCGCAGCTTGCTGATGAGCCGCTGGACGGTGCTGTTGGGCTCGTTCATGACAGAGTAGAAGGGGTTCTCCACGATAGCCGCCCGCTCTTTCGGCAGGATGACTTCTTCCTTCTGCCCGGTCCTGTCGTTGTAAAGCTCCACCCGCACATCGTCCGGGTACCACTCCTTCACCTTTCCCACCCGCATCGACAGGATCTCTGTCTCCCCCGTCACCGGGTCCTCGTCGATGTCCACCGGAACGATGGCAATGACGCCTTCGTCCAGCAGGGAGAGATACATGTCGTACCGCAGAGCCCTGCCCGTCTGGTCCTTGTTGGCCGAAAGGTTCAGGCATGAATTAAGGCCCGAGTCCAACACCGCATCGAAGCGGTCGTTTTCGTCGAGCCTTACGTGGTTTATGGTGATCGCTGTGGCGTCCTGCGCCATCCGGGCGTAAATTGCCGTCAGGATGGTTCGGTCGGTCGTCCGGTTCAGCCTTGGCCGGTCGGGCCGGTAGCTGTAGCCCCCTCCGTACACCCGGGGAGGGTCCCGGTTCAGAAATGCGTTCCAGGCGTGTTTCAGCCTGGAGCCAAAGGTATTAGGCATCTTTATCCTTTCTAAGGAACCCGAGTTGGGGTGCCCAGCGTCTGCTCACATCCGTTCGCATCCTGCTGACCCCGGCCAGTTCCTCACTTCGCTGTTTCCGCCGCTGGCGGCGCTCAGTTCGTCACCATTTTGATTTTCTCCAGACTTCAACTGTCTTTTTTATCGTCCTTCTTCTGTCCGTTATCTTTCAATGGAAACATGATGTTCGCGAGGTCAGGGTTATGGAATCCTTTTTCGACCAGCGTATGTCCGCCGACTCCCAAAGCCTTTGCTGTCGCATCTGTCAGAGCTTTCTTACCAGCGTCTTTCATAACATCTTTAATGAAACTTTCTCCAACGTAAACATCATGCCGGAGTTGTTTCACATCCTTCTGGAGCTGCAACCGCTCTTTCTCGAGCTTCAATTCGCGATTCGGGTCATCTACCCGGATGTCGGTCTTGCCCATCAGGGTACGGTACTGGTCTTCCATCTGCATACGCTGGATTCTGGCACGAAGCTCTTCATCCGTGTATGCACTGGCATCTTTTCCAGTCCGCTTCGGCGCGTACTCGACCTGTTCAGCTTCCTCACCTGCATTCCCGTCTCCGTTGTAGTGCTTCTTTCCGGCCGCAGTCAGGGTGCCGTCTTTGTTCTGGTAACGCCGCACACCCCACTTCATGCCCTTGATGCCCCAGTGATAGAGTTCATTTTTGTAGGTCTGCACTTTACTATCACCTCACTTTCCATGCAATGTCAGCTTCCGCCCCAGCAGCCGCGCCACTCTCTGTGCGCCCTTCTGTACTGCCCGTTTCCGGCGTGCCGCCGACATTTTCTTGTTGTACCGCTTCTTAGCGGCTTTCATGCGGGCTTTCTTTTCCTTGCCAGTCTCTGCCTCGGCCCGCTTTTTTCGGTACATGTTGTTCCGCAGTCTCGTCACCTCGTCTCCCGAGATGTACTTCTTGCGCAGCTTCAGCTTGCCGTCCTTGTCCTCGTACTCCTCGGTGGCCACCCACGCACCACGCCCGTTCGGGTGCCTTTCCCGACGGTATGCCCCGGTAAGGCGGGCTTTGCCGTTCAGAGTCTTCTGCTTGTCCCACTCTTTCTGTTGGGCGCGGGTCGGCTTCCTGTCGAGGTCCTCGCCTCTGCTGATCGCCCGGCTTCTCCGGTAGTTGTCGTATGCTTCCTTACTATAGAAGTAGTAATATTCCGTGTTGCCGTTCCGGTCCGTGCCTACTTCGACCCGCTGGTAATACTTGTGGTTCTTCCGCGCACTGCCCTTCCCGAATAGCCCGTGCTCCATGAACTTCCAGTAATCCATTTTGAACTTATCACCTCTTTCCGCGATTTACAGCGTTTGCGTACTGTGCTATACTCTTCTCAACGAATATTTTCCTAAAGAAGAGGAGTTCTTATGGCAACGCTTGTCTGCCCGAATTGCGGCAATGAAATAACGCTTAAAGTTTTTACACCCAAATCCGTTAAATGCTCGAAATGCAAGAACACCTTCACAGCCGAGTATGAAGATACAGAAGGCAATTTACACCCCGGTGGTTGGGAAGGATTTGAAGTCGTACATCCCAAAGTTGCCAAGGCGGCTAAAATTTGTGGAAGAGCCATGCTGGTTACCGTTACGGTCTTGGTCCTCGCTGATCTTATCAAAGATAAAGTTGATGAATTGTCGGCCTCTCCCGAGACTTCCCCAACTCTGGATATGACCTCGAATACCACCTCTCAGGATTGTGAAACGACCGCCGATTCTTCTTCTCCGGGTGCATCATCCGAAAATTCGTTGGCATCTGAGGCATCTGAGACATCTAACGAACCTCGAAAATACGCTCCTCGAGATCCGGATAATTATGACACCATCCAAAAAGACCTCGATCTTATTATTGTAAATATGACCAATCGTCACGCTTCACCAGAAAAAAGAAAAGCTGCCGATGAATTGAATATAAATTTAGACGAGAATCAAACTTTCCGAAACCCTCACAAGCAAAGCTATCAGGTCAGAAAAGACCCGGGCAGTGAATAACAAAAAAAAAAACGCCAGCGTATCATACATCAGCACAATACACTGGCGTTCTATTTTTCGGTTTCTTTGGCCTTATCCGACCTTGCACATATCGCTTCCCACCTCCTGCTTCATGACTTGTTTTATCATAGAATAGTCGGTTTATCAAACCTCACTCAAATGCATCCCGGTTCAGCTTCCACGCCACGTAGGCATCCATCAGCGCCGCCACGGCGTCGATCTTCTTATCGTGCCGCTGCTTATAGAGCTTCCGGTTCCCGTTAGTGTCCTCCAGCGTGATGCAGTTTCCCATGGCAAACTCCATAAGTGCCTCGTCGAACAGCAGCTTTCTCTGTTCGCTCAGCTTCTTCAGTTCGCCCAGCGGCACGCTCTCTGTCCTTGCGCCCTGAATGACCTTCTCGATGCCAAACGGGCCGTTCTCCTGCGCCCACCGCTCCACGAATTCCTTCGCGTTGTAGGGGTCGTAGCCAAAGGCCCGCACGTCGTACTCGCTCTGCAGGATGTAGGCGTCGAGGTCGTCGTAAACCTGCATCATGTCCAGCACAGTCCCGTCGAACACCTGCAAAGTGCCTTCGTTCATAAACTCCTCGTACTTCTGCCGCATCGCCAGCGGAAGCTGTGAGAGGGTGTAACTGGTGATGTAGTCCCGTGTTTTCACCCCGAAATATCCGTTCTCCAGCGGGAACAGGAAGGTAAACGAGCAGAAATCGTCGCCCAGCGAAAGGTCGGCGCCCATGGCACAGGGCAACTGCCAGAAGTCCCGGTGTCGGTGCCGCAGGGTCTCCTCATAAGTAAAGAAGTAGGTGTAGCCTTCCATCGGCAGGTTGAAGCGCTTGGCCAGAATATCATTCCGTGCACCGGGCGAGTTTTCCGCGCGCTCCACATCCAGCTGATAAGTCTCATAGCTCACAGTCTGCCCGAGGTTCGGGTTCGCCTTCAGCCACATTTCCGGCTTGCCTACTTCGTCGATAGAGTCAAGCTTGTAATAGAAGATGGAGACATGCGGGTTGACATACTCGCCCTTCAGGATCTCCATCAACTCCATTTTGATGGTGTCGCCGCAGCCGTTTCGGACAGTACCCTCCGAGCTTGCCGCCACGATGAGATAATCTTCGTTCTTGGCTGCGCCCTGCTCGATGGCGCCGATGGGGTCTTCCCGGATGTCGCAGGAGAGCCATTCGTCCACGGTCGCCACACGGTCGCGCCGGCCCTGTAATTTCTCGATGGTCATGGGGCGTATCTCCAGCAGCGAGCCCGTCAGGAAATTCTCGATTCCCTTCTTGGTGGAGGCCATCTTCACCCGGTCGCTCTTCGCACCCGTGGTGTTCTGGATGCTGCCCATGGTCATAAACTTAAAAACAGGCCCTCTCGCCCGCGCCAGTGCTGTCCGGAACGGCGATAGGACTTCTTCTGCCTGTTTCATGGTGGGGGCAGTCGTCACCTGCTGGGTCGTGCTCTTGTCCACCGTCATAAAGTAGGCCTGTAAGCACTCCAGATACATGGTCTTTGCGGCCGCACGGGTGATGATGAGATACTGCTTGGTGATGAGCCGCTTCTTGATACGCTTGCGCTCGTAGTGTCCCCCATGTCCGCCGGGGTCCGGCACGTACACGCTCCGCTCCACGAAGTAGTACCAGCCGAAGATCTCCTCTGCCCAGAGCTTAAAGCTGTCCAGCAGTTTCAGATCACTGCCATCCGTCAGCGTCAGCTCCCTCTCGCAGAACTTGATAAAGCCGTTGACGGCCTTGTCATCGTAGTACACGCCCGGGTTTGCGATGAGGTCGTCTATCCGGTTCATTTCCATTGAAATTTCCCGGCAGACAGGGATCTCGCCCCGCATCACGGCCTCCCGGAACCGGCCGTAGTAGACGGGCGTGGCCGTGTTCGATAGCGCCATGATTCCGTTCTCCTGTCAATCGTTCATTTTATAGCAATTCAACTTTTTAATGCAGCAGCATTGAATTGTATATCACAAATATGCTGTTTGGATGTTGCACTAATTTCTTGACTTGCGATAGATTCAAAATAAGGCTTATGCAGCGTGCTGAAACACCGTGCCGCGTTTGGACATGCATCTGTCTTGAATCGAGCGCATTTCCTGCAAATGCCGTATTCGTCTGACTCATCGGTTGAGCGCAAAACCGTGCCAAAGATGAGCTTTTCGTTCAGTTCCATTGTCATGCCTCTGTTTTATCGAACTCAATGTTCAGCCGGAACTCCATTTCTGCAACGGTATTTTTCAGCGCCTCCATGGCGGTCGAACTCTGCGGCGGGTCGAACGCGAGCCTTACCTTTGCGCCCATGTAGGACGCGATGGCCTTCGCCCGCTCGTCTCCGGGCAGAAAGTCGTCCCACACGGCACTTGCGTCCACGATGTCAAAGCCCTTCTCCGGCCCCACGCCCAGCTGCTGCAGCACAAGAAATACCGCGTTGATGTGCATGATGATGTCCGCATCAAACGCCGTGTAGCTCTCCGCTATCCCCAGCAGCTTCTTCACGCTTGTCAGGATGCTGTCCATGCTGCGCCTCCGTCAATGTGTGGTGTTTCCGTCCGCAATGCACTGGTTCTCCCACTTCTTGTACACGTCAAGGTAGGTCTCCTTCTTGTCGCCGTTGTGGGTGATCTCATAGTACATGCCGTCAGATACGGTGGTACCCACAAGCGCCTTCCAGTTCTGCAAGGTCTTCGAGAACCATACGATGAACACATCCTCCATCGTCAGCTTCTTGCCGTCGGTCGCATCCACATGGGCGTTAAAGTAGTCCACCACCAGCTGCTTTGCGCGGTTCATCATAGCTTCGTTGTCCATTTTGAATCCTCCTCTGTTTTTTTCTTTCGTTGTCAGGTAAAGTGGCCCATCATCGTTTTATCCTTTCCATAACCTGTTCCCAGTCGTCACAGCAGGTCACGTTCAGCATCATGCCAATATCTTTGACCTTGCGGAAGTTGATCTCTTCGCCGTTTTCCGTGTGGATCAGAAGCTCTGTGCCGGAAATATGCCAGTAGGCGTCCTTCCACCCCCGCCGTTTCACTTTGTGTCCCTGCTTCATGGTAAGCCAAGCTGTCGTCCAATTCATCCTATTTCCTCCAAGGGCAGGTATCCCATGCTGTTCTCTTGCCATCCGGGATCTTCGGCCCGTCCCCGGTGCCGTAATGAATGGCCTTGTGCGTCGCATCCAACACGCTAATAACATTCTCCGGGTCGAACAGTGCTTCCCGGTGCTCGAGAATGTCCTCTTTCGTCAGAGGGTTGATGTGGTGTATCGTAATGCGCGTCCGGCTCACCTTTCCTCCGCTGACTGTGATGTCTGCGATAGGATGGTCTTTGCACCCGAGGTCGCAGCCTCCGTCCCGCACGATGATCCTGTCCCGGAACTGCTGCCACTCCTTCGAGCGGTAAAAGTCCTGGTTCAGGTATCGGTCAAACCCGAAGGTGTCCTTTCCCACCGTCCCGTGAAGCTGTAAATACTTCAGCCTCTCCTCGAATGTCCCACATCGGCACATTTCGCTGTAGCTTTTCATTTCAGCATCTCCACAATTTCGTATAGCAGTGAAATCATGCCCGTAAGGCCCGCCATACAAAGAGCACTTCTGCTCAGGGCATTATCCGGTTTCTTCCCCAGCCATACCGCCAGCAGAAAGGCCACAAAACATGCAAGGAAGCTAGACAACAGTATCCTCTCGAACTCTGTCATAGAGCCGCCTCTTTCTCAGATGTACCCGTGGTCCATTGCAAATGCACCCGCAATCAGGAATGTAACTGTCGCAAGAAACACGGCCCACAGCATATTGTCCTGTTTCTCGTTCACGCCGCCGTATTCACCGAACCAGAACACCTCTCCAAACAACGCTGGGACTGCCACGACCCAAAGCATCCGGAACACCTCAGCACTCATACTCTTCTCCTTCGCCATCATCCTCGCCGGAATACTCTCTCATAGCCTTGAGCACTTCCCGGTACAGCTCTTCGTTGTCCTTCGCTGCATTGATAGCCTCTGTCTTTGCCCGCAGCAGTTTGTTTTCTTCCTCGAGCTTCTGCTTTTCCAGCATTGTCTTACTCGTCGCCAGCTTCAGGAAGTGGGTGGTCTCTGCAGAAGAGGCTGTTCCTTCCCGTATCCGCTTTTCCACCAAGTCCATTGCCAGAGAGATCATCTGGTTTTCTCGTGCTTCCGGAGTCAGTGCCGGCCTCATTGCGGGCAGGTCAGCGCCGGAAGTTTTTCTTGCGCCCATTTCCGGCACCATCCTTTCTGTAAAATTCTGTCAAATATCGTTCGCGTTCTTATCCGCCAGATTTTGGTTTACCCGCCATTGCTGGTGTTTTTTGTTTTTTTCAAAGTTTGTCATGAATAACTTCATGACAAAAATAAAAGGCTTTTCTAAGGGTTCACGGGTATGTCAGAGCAAAGCAGTAACTCGACACAAAAGGAGGAAATGATTTTGGGAAAGTTCTATTGGAGGTTGAACGATCATGAAAACGTATCCATACCCGTACCACAAAGGTATAATAAGGGAGTGTACCCGTGAACCCTTAGAAAAACCGCCGAAGCCCGGTCTACTCCCCAGACCTCGGCAAGTTTTCTCTATAAAATATCAATGGAGGTCAATACCAGGCATGAAAGCCCAAATATCAATTTTCCCTCCGGAGAAATATCAAAGACCGGCGCGATTTGAGAGGGGGTGTTGATTTTGCGACCCCCTCCCTATCCCCTTACGCGCTTTGCGCAAGGGTCGTGCCGTCTTCGACCTCCATCTTGAGCTTCTTGTAGATGTTGAGCGGGTCGTTGGCGATGATTTTATCAATAGCCTGCTCAATTTCGTATGCATTCTCTGCATCCGTCAGCTGGTCAGAGGTATAGGCCAGCCGCATCAGCAGTCCGCAGGAGTTGTAGCCCTTATCCATATCGAAACGATACCAGTCGTCGAACTGGCTGTAGGGATTATAAGGGTTATCGGTCGTTGTTAAAAAGCATCGAATCATAGTTCAAAGCCTTCCTTACTTATTCAGAGCACTGTAAACAGTGGACTCGGGAACACCACAAGCTTTGGCAATTTCGTTATAGGTATACCCGTTGGCGAGCATCGCTTTTGCTTTGGCCATCTTCGCGTTGGTTATCACAGTAGCAGTCTTCGGCATCGCACGTTTAACGATTTCGTCCGGCTTAGATGCGTTGAGAATCTTCGTCAACTTAGTATGCGTAATCGCTCCAGCTTGGACAGCCTCCCATTCGCGATCGGTAAACGTAATACGTGTTTTACTTCCGCTTGCTCCAACCGAATCACGAGCACGCTGCATCTCGACAGCAGAAATCTTTTTAATTTCCTTCTTGTCTTTCTTAGGGTCAAGACCTTGTGCCTGAATTTTAGCCTTGATATTTGCGTTGGCAATTATCATTGCGCGGCGTTCCTTCGGCTTGTTGTCTATCACAGCTTTCAGCTTAGCATCAATAGATTGAACTTCAGTCCGATACTCTTTTGCCGCAGCTGGATTATATTCCATATTTTCAGTATGTACGGCTTCTAACCGTGCTTTTCTAGCGAGGTTCTTCAACTGATTAGAAAAATCAGCGTACAAATTTTCCTGTATTGTACCAGATGAGAGTGTCTGCGCATCGGGGGTTTGCGATATAAGACTGACCTTTGTCTGCGCCTCTACTCGCTTGCCTGTCTTCGGATCAATATAAGTACGTCCGGACTCTTTATAAATGAGGTTTCCCGTTTCGGGATCAACATGAGCGCTTCCGGTACGTTCGGGGACATATACGGTCTGCTTACGGCGAGACAGCAGCGTGGATGCACCACCAAACCGCTCATTGCCGTCCTCATCCACACGGATCTGCCACTTCTTCTTCAGTTCCTGAATGCCATTCTCCCGCTCAGACCGCTTGTAGTCCAACTTGTGCTTCTCTGCATCAATGACGACCATCGAATGCTTGACTGCACGGGTGATTTCCTCAGGAGGAGCACCACGAAGCGTCATGTCCGTGATAAGGTTCGAGATGATGCCCATCTCTTTCTGCTTTTCTTCCTTTTTCATCAGGCGCACACCATTCGGGTTGCCTTCAGGAACAGCATAAGCAGTCTTGGGGTCAAAGTCTTTCAACCCTCTCAGCGCAGGCGTTGCTTTGACAGCCACCTTGCTGGAAATGGGGATAGCAACGACAGTGTCACCATCGAAGTCTGCGCCGGACAAACGCTCTGCAACCTTGGAGTTGATACCAATAGCATCCTGAATGTTGCCGAAGTTCCGCTTACCACTAACATTTTTGTTGTTGACCGTGACGATAGGAATCTCGAAAGTGCCCGCATGAGGATAGCGAATCAGTGCGAGTTGTGTGCCGTTCTCATAGGTCGGGCAATAGCACTCTTTCTCGCTGATTTTGGTCAGCGGCAGGATGACCTTGGTAGACTGACCGGGAAAAGAAGAAGCCTTTAGAGTCATGGAGTTGCCCTCGCAGGTGTCTGCGAAGTCCATTAAAAGTTTCTGCTTGATGGTCGGGTTGGTACATTGCGTTATCTCTTCGTACTCGGCTTTGCGGTCGGCCAGAGTAAGATTGAGCTGCTGCTTGATGAGTTTGATGGGTTGTTTAGAAAGGAATTGTGAGGACAGATTTTTTGCCATCGTGTCCCACTCGCCTTCCTCGCGAAGCTTGTTGATAGGAGACAGATGCTTCTGACCGTCAGCGCCAATGTATTCGCTCTGACCTGCTGCAGTCAGTGCTGCACCAAAGGGATTGTCCGGGTCGTCCTTGATGGGCTTGAGCACCTTCATCTTGGGTGTGCCAGAGGGTTTATTCGTATTGAAAATGACATCATATCCATCAGGCACATCGTCAGAGTAGACAGCCATACCTTTGAGGTAGTGACTGTTATCCACCATGATACGAACCTGTGCGTAATGGCTGTTACCAAGGCTCAGGTCATCTACACCGCGCCGAATCTCGATAACGCCGTCTTTGTCCAGACCGCCTTCGTCACCATAGCGAATCGCAACGCGGTCGGAACTCATGCTGGACGGACGCTGGAGCTTCTGGAATGTCTCACCGCCATCATCCGAATGGTAGTCACCCAAAGACTGAATGTCACCTTGATGCTCATACGCATATTTCTGGTTGTACTCAGGTTTTGCAATAACCATCACATTGGTCTGCTGGTTAATATTGGTAGGTTGCCGAATGCCAACGCCGTAGCGCTGATAACCATATTCAGCCTCAAGTCGATAGATTGCTTCGTCAAGTTTGTCAGGCGAAACACCCAGGACCTGATTGACGCCTTCGGAAACGTCAACCATGCCTTTCTTGTCAACCTCTTTTTTCAGGGTTTCCACAAGTGCTTTGGTATCGGTTTCTTTTTTACCGGCGTTACCTTTATAAATGGAGCGCACCGATGACTCCGAAATACCGAGTTTGTTTCCAATTTCGACCCATCCAAAACCATCTTCTCTCAGTGCACGAACCTGATCGTACTGAAGCGCTCTTCGCTGATTAGCGGCCACCTTTCGAGCATATCGGAACTCTGTCGTGCTCATCCTATACTCCTCGGGGAGTGTGGCATTTATTTGAGCAACGAGTTCTTTTTCAGTAAACTTACCGCTTTTTTCAAGCTCTTCCACACGGGAAAGGAAATCGCCGGAACGCTGATAAGGATTCTCACCAGAACCCCAAGGATAGCGGCCGGAGTGGCGCTTGGTACCGTAGTGTTCGAGGCTGTCGGTCTCGTCGTCTACGTCATAAAAGAATTTGATGTCTTTTTCAATCGGATTCATGCTGCTTCTCCTAACTTCAATTCCGTAATGATTTTATCAAACTCGATGATTTTGTCCATGATAGGCTTGATTTCAGCCTCGGTCGGGTTGACCGTAAAGACATCATCGTTCTGATAAATGCGGTTTTCGATTTGGATGTCCTGCGGGTGTACGCGGTACTCCAAACAGAAAAGTGCATCATAAATAAAGAGCTGCTCCATATGTGCAGGAACAGCTCCGGTCTTGAGGTCGTGGATTCGCAGTAAGTTGTTCTTAAAAGTGATAGAATCTGCCGTTCCGAAGCAGTTGCCCGAATAATAGAGCACCTGTTCCGGTGTCATACGGAAGCCGATGGCATCGTTGACGTAGGCGTTGAGCGTCTTTTTGCTTTTCGGCAGCTTCTGACCAAGAGCAATACACTCTGCCGCAAATGCGTGCAGTCTTGTGCCATTTTCCTTGGCCTGATAGCTGGCATAGGTCTCGGCAAGGCGTGCAGCATCATAGTTTATCCAATGATACTTACTCGCACCCAGAAAGGCGTGCAGACCTACGAGCTTGGAATGATCGTTCCAGTTCATTCAGTATCTCCTCCTTGTTCTCCGGGTAGATGAAAGCAGCATAACTCATCTCGTTCATCTTTTCTACATAGTAGTCCTGATTTGGGCGATGAAATGCTCTTGCTGACTTCTTGCCTTCCAGTGCGGCCCATGTGTCTTCGTACAGAACCACGAGGTCAGGAATACCCTGTATCTCGTTAGGGTCTGCGTGGAGCACAATGCAGCCGGGAAAGCGAGACTTCAGCTCTTTCACCAAGCCGGTCTTGAATGTGTTTTCTAACATGTCAACCTCCAAAATAAAAAAGGAGTAGAGCACGTCTGAGACGCATTCTACTCCTCATAAAAGAGGCAGATTTTTTCGCGTGAATTTTTCACGCGAGGTGTGTTTTGGGCAAAAAGAAAAGCCCCTGCGTGATTAGCGCAGAGACTTGTTTGATTTAATGCTTAGTATCCAGAAGTCAGCTCTGTATACAGCTCGTTCGGACCAACCATATAAGTAGTACCTTCATCGTGGTTCATGAATGCACCATAATCGTCGCATAAAGGATGGCTGCCGTATGTATAATCCGCCAAACTGTAAAACTGCTTATTTATCCCTTCGTATGTACGACGTTTACCGCACTGTGGACACTTCCACGTTTTGCGGCTCGCTTTGACAAGTGGGACTGCGCAGAAGCGGCAAAGTGGTTCTTTAGTATGAATTTCTACGCTTCCGTTGTCATAGCAATGAACTTCGTTGTCATTAGCATCGCATGTTATCCATTCCTCAAAACCATCTTCGTTTGAGAAACTATGGGCCCGATCCAGACCATGATTTTCAGCATCTCTCATAGTAGTCACCTCATCAGAGCTGTGTGTTATACGTTGCAACAACGATAGCACTTCTGCATACTTTGGTTCAAGTGAAAACTGTTAGGAATATGTGAATTTTCCGTGTCGTGACCAAAAGCCCACTTTTTATCGTTACTTATTATATTATTTTATAAAAAATTTTATTAAATTGAAGAAAAAAGTGGGTTTTTGGGCTTTTTGTATATTTTTAACGTAAATACGTTAAATTTTGTGGCCAAAAATATTTTCAAAAGTGGGCAGAAAGTGGGCTTTTGACCATTTTACCGTCAAAAAGCACCAAAATGCTCCAATATCGACGCGATAAAAATCATTCCAATACCGCCAATCAGCAGTATTCCAGAAACTAATAGTGCCTGTTTGTCTTTCTTTTCTTCAAACTCCATCTTCTTCAGCTCGAGCTCCTTGGCGTCCTTAGACTCCTGAATCCGTGCTTCATCCACGAATCGATGCGTCTCCTGATAGTCATCGAGCCGCACTTTCGTCCCGCAATACTCACAGAACATAAAGTCGCGGTTCTCATCTTTCACCGTAAGTTCAGCGCCACAGCTGGGACATTTTACCGTTCGTGCCATAAAAGCACCTCCTCGTTATTGAATTAAGAATATCATGTAAGAATCAAAAGGTCAACCCATCAAGGAGCACGTATCCAAATATACATCATATTAACCGTCATTTTTATGCTTTTTTACCTTACTCAACATTGTTTTACGATGTACTTCGTGCTATACTGATACTAATAAAGGCTAGGTATATGCTGTTCATGGTATTTAGCCGCATATAGAGCCGTTACAAGGGAGGATATTATGGGTTCCAATTTGACAAAGGTTATGCCCCACGTTGATGCATCCAAGGTCGTTTCTGCGGTTTTTAAGTATAGCGGCAAATGTGGTGTATATATTGGCCGCGCTGTATTGAACACCGGCACTACCGCTATTAAGGCTGTAACAAGAAGCGGCGTAAAGGTAATGACCACTGTGGTAATTCCCGAAATCAAATCCAAAGCACATAGGGATGGTGTCGTAAAGGATCTTCTTAAAATGGGATTTAATCAGGAAACCACTGCGTCCATGATGAACATTTCTCAGTCTACTGTATCTCGTATTCATCGAAAGTAATACATCTTACTCTCCTTTTAACTTTGTAAAATCAAAGCCTCACACTCGCTTAGCACACGAATGTGAGGCCTTTTTATTTACTTAACTCTGAAGCACAAAACACACCTGTGGACTTACGCTTTCTCGCCATTCCACACATACCCCGTCTCCTCATACAGGAGCTTCGGGGAGATGTAGTAGGAAATCCGCCCATACCGCGAGTCCATCTGCTTGATGTCCGTGATGACTGCCCCGTTTCTCGTGGCCTTGCCAATCGGGAGCCAACCTCCAATGATACCAGCCCGTATCCACGCAGAGTCACGACCGTAAACTCTCGCAGCTACTCGCACCGGAACAGAGCCTTTTGCAAATTTGATTTCTTCCATAATTGTTCAACCTCCAAAAATTTGTGTTAAAGGCGGACTTTTTCATCTTTACATAGGGTATCACCTCCTTTAATCTTATCCTAGAATAGAAAAACAAAGAGCCGCAGATTTCTCCACGGCTCAATGCCTCGATTAGTCTTTCACTTTTTGTTTTGCAATGCCGATTTCAATAAACCCCAGCCGGTGCGTAATTGGTGCGCACTCCATGTCGTGCGGCAGAGGCCAGTTATTACCAATGTCGAGTCCACACTGCGTGAACCCTTTAGTATAGCCATGTACCCAAACGCACATCGTACCAAGTGCAACAATCATACCTCCGATAAGTTTCTTCATAATTTCAACCTCCAAAATATAATTTTGAGACTAATCATCTCATAAAGCAGGCTGAATTTTTCGCGCCAACTTCACGGCTTCACTTCCACATCAGGCAGAATATCAGTATGGAAGTAGAGCTTATAGTGGTATGGGTCGGTCATCGTACCAGTAATGTCCTCCACGACATACATCGTATAGGAATTCAGGTAAATATAATTTTTCTTATATGTATTAGGCCCAGTCTTGATGGTACACACCAGCTCGTTGGACGAGTTGTTCGTAATGGACATCAGGCCTTCCGCTTCGAGAATGACTTTATCCGTTCGAGCGTTGTAAACCGTGATATGCCGCTCCGGCTCAAAGTAGTTGGCCTGCTTCGAGATGTTCTTGTTGACCTTTTCAGCCTCTGAACACCCACACAGGCAGCCCACCAGCATCACTAGGCACATCACACAGCAAATAATACGATTTTTCATAATTCAATCTCTCCTTCATGTTTCAAAAGCCACCCTGCGGCAGCATACAAAAAGCTCCGAAGTGATACTGCCGAGTAACAGTCATAGCCTATTACTTCAGACATCAGCACATTCGGAGCCTGCCCAGTACGGTAAACAGCAAAGTCGAGCGCTCTGCGCATGGCCCTATCGATAGATTCCGACGATTGGCCATATTTATCTCCGAGCGCAGCACATAGAGCCGTCAGATTGATTCGCCTGCGCTGCTGGATAAAACCCATCGATTTCTCAAGCGCCTCTCCCAACATCTCAAAACCTACAGTCCCATCAGGTACGCCCAAATCCTTTAGAAAAACGCTCATTGTTTCTCTCATATGTAGGCCTCACTCTTTTACCATACTCCCCTTCCGCGTCTGGTCATCAGCCGGCCAGAACGTATAAATGTCATCAAACACCACCGGAATCTTCTTCTGAACCTCCAGCAACAGCGGACACATCAGCTCACGCATCTGGGGGTGGGCCGCCACAGGAGTACGCAGCTTGAAGATGTTGCGCCACTCACGGTAGTTGGCAGTAACCACGATCTCGGTCTTCAGGCACAACGGCAGTACACAACGAGCCTGTTCGGGACGCATGCCGTTTGCGATCATCAGCTTGTAGTCCTTTTCGGCATAGGTCATAGCTTCCAAGAACGAGCTTTTGATCGTAACCTCGCTATCGTTCAGTTCGCAATACTGCTCACCACGGATATAGGACGGCCAGATGAACGTAAGCTCATTGCCAAACTTCTCCTTCGAGTAGTTGCAATACCGCGTGCTCTCCTGTGCAAAGCTTGCAATGCGGTGCCGCACAAGCTCGTTGGCCACGCCACGGTCGCACGTGAAGAGCACGCTCAGCTGAGAATGCTCCAGCATAGCCTCATGCCCCTGCTTCACCAGAAAGCCCACCAGCTTCTTTGCCGACTCACCGTCCAGCGTGATTTTGTCCTCGCTCTTGTAGCAGACCCGGGCCACCCGCTCGATCTGCTGGAGCTCTTTGATGCCGCCCTCAGAAATATCAGTGAGGATTTCGTATTTGGGTTCAACGACTTTCATAATTAAATCTCCTTTTCATCAGTGAATCAACTATTTCAAGCTGACTGAGGCTCTTTCCGTTGGCTCTTGCGACAACAATACTGACATTAAGATCTGGGCTTGGAATAATATACCCAAGATGCTCCATTCTTTTATGATCACAGGTAGAGACTTTAGGACAAACAGCGCACCTTCCAGCTAACTGAGTACAAGCTCCAAATGACTCATTCATGTAAAACCTCCAGAATCGAGTTGAGCAACCAATCAAAACACCGCTTAAAAAATAAAGCAAGTCGGTGCAGCCAATATGCAGATTCCGATGGAATATCTCTTTCTTGACCCCACAGTGCATAGTACAGCCATCGGTCAAATTTGCGAAACGAAATATTATTAGCCAAATACCATAGCTGAGCATCTTGATAGCTGATTTCATTGCGAATGCATAGTTCAACCACCTCTTGCAGCGTAGCGTTGACTTTTACCATTTCCAGCTTATGAGTTTCGTAATCCTCAGAATATAGCCCGATCTCTTTCGTTGGTTCGCCGGCATTGCGAATCAGAATGATGCACGGCTCATTATTTGCATATAAAATCTCAATCGTTTCGGCGTTTACTATCTCTCTTGCCTGGTCAACTGTGATTTTTCCTGTATCTACCAGGTCGGTTATCCAACGAATATCACTATACATCATTCACCTCACCCCAAGAACCTGAAGATAATGAACCACAGGCATTTCAGGGTGAAGGCAATGATTATCAGCCACGCGCAGGCCGCGATAGTAACAGCCAGAACGCCGCCAATAAACTTGCCGATTTTTTCATACATACTCATTGCTCCTCCTTCTGGTACCCGATGAAGTCGCCAACGCCGATGTCACCGTTCGGACATGTATGCGCTCTATACAGCCTTGGTGCTAAAGGCATATCTTTGTGATCCCACTCGAGTTCTCCATTGACCCTGTTCAGGAAATTATTCAGCTCAATATACATGATAGTCTCGGTATGTACCGTCACCGGGCAAAATTCTGCGCCACACTTTCGGCATTTGTAGATTTGGTTGTACACCATGCTCATACAACACACCTCCTCGCAGCATCAGCCCGGCACTCCGCAGCGTTCAGCTCGAAGATAGCAGCTGTAATAAACTCCGGATCACAGTTCTCAAAGTGGTTCCTCGCAATTTCCAATTCTTGTAGAGGATTACAATATTTATGGATTGCGCCAATTTGAGCTTCACATTCTGGGATTCCCAACCAACGAGCCCATTCTTCTGTTGGAGATTTAATTCCGAGAAGCCATTTGATTGGTTCCGTCCATAATATCTTGATAAACTCAGCAATTTTTCGAAGCATTTCTACACCTCCACATCTTTGTGACCCGACGAGCCGTGAGCCAGCCCTTAACATCATCGTGGCCAAGTAGCTGCGCACCCATCACCTCGATAAGCCCCTGCTCAAAGCCATAGGAACCCCAACCCCAAACGCCATCCCAGATACGATTTCCAGCAGCATCATATGCAATGATTTGCTCACCGCAATCGAGCCGTCCGCCCGGAAGATACTCCTGACAGTCTTGTCTGTCCATCTCTGGCCAACGACGTCCATAAGTATGCGGAACCTTAGCGTGCTTCAGCAGAATATCCAGCTTCTGCATCTCGGTCATGTAATTCTAAACCCGGAGTTTCCAGGTTTTCTTAGACATGTTTCTCATTTCTGCATTTCCTTTCGTCAGTCTCCATTGCCTTTACGATTTTATGCTGGATATAAAGTACACAGCCAGCCTGACTGCCATACCCAAATGAAGCCAATAGTCCAGCAATAGCATTCAAAGATTTCAAATCCTCTTCAGCAAATATCATTTAGCGTTCACCGTTCCTCCTGATACTCTACAATTTTGGTCACTTCACTCTGAACCCGGCGTAAGAAATCACACGCACCCAAGCAACCGCATTCCCTCAATAAAGTAAGCTCCGGCTGCAAAGCCAGCGCCAAAGAGCAAAATATCATGCATTGCGTTCTTCATCGGGTTCTCCTTTTACGGTCATCATGGTGAATGCCAGCCCACCAAAGAAAAGGGAGACGCTCATAAGAACGCCTCCCACAACATGGCGCTTGCGCTGGGTGTCGGTCAGATAGTCCAGAAACAGGAACACGTTTTCCAAACTGTCCATAGCAAATATCCTTTCACTCAGCAAGAACAGCCAGACCGGAAGCAAAGCACACCCCGGCCATGACTGCGAATACATAAGAGAGTCTCTTTGCGATCCTTGCCATAGCTACCCCTCCAAAATATCAGTCTCAGATCTTGTCGATGATGGGCCCGTCGCAGTTGAAGTGGAGCATCACAGAACGCTCGTCGCCGTTGATAAAGTCGTTCAGAGCTTCATTGCCCGGGACATAGCAGTGCGTGCCGAGGCTGACGCAGTTCTGCTTCGTTTCGTCCTTCGGGTCATAGATCCAGCCCGCGACCTGACCGACCGCCGTCCGGTGGCAGCCCTTGCCGTAGGGGTCCAGCATATCGATGACTTCGTTCAGAAACAGATGCCCGTTCGTTCTGAGTTTGCGGTTCGCCGCATTCTCCACATTCCGGATGGTCATGGCGTTCAGCATGGAGTCCTTCTCCCAGAGGCTGCAGCTCTCGTCAAAGATCATGGAGTACGGGTCGTTGGCATCCCGAGCAACATCTGTGTACTCCCGGATGACTTCTTCGGTGCCGTCCTCGTTCTTAGCCGTGGACTCCACTTCAACTGCCTTGATGTTATGCTCCAGCTCCCGCTGCACACGGTCGCCGAAGCGCTCCGTAACACGGCCTTTGTACTCGTTGAACGCCTTGTCGATGGCGATGTAGGCCGCGGTCAGGCTTGCGTTGCGCTTAGACATGATATGATGGCTGCCGAACATGCAAGCCAGTGAGATACCGCCCAGCGTCACCGCAGGGGCATAGACCTTTGCCAGCCATACGGCGGTGTGGACATAAGTGGCAGTAATATCTTTTTTCATATCATCTGCCGTGTAGGTCTCGCCATCTTTCAGCTGCATCTCGCCGCTGTCCACCTGTGCTTTGGTGGTGTGGATGATCTCGATCTGAGCGTTGTGCTCTGCGATGATCTCTTCTGCCTTGAGCGTTGCCTTGCAGGCCATAACAGCCGCCGTGACGCCGCCGATGGCCGCACCTACGATCATAATGGTGGGGCCGGCTTTCTTGAGCTTGAACTTGCCCTTTGCCAGCATCTGGGTCGCCTTGAGCATCATTTCTTCTTTTTTCATAAAATATCAGTCCTTTCTGTTAAGTCAGAGGCACCGGCTTCGGGAACACGATGCTGTACCCGCCGGGGACGTTCTTGATGTATGCGCCGGTCAAGTCCTTCCAGCCATACTTGTTGTCGGTAAAGTTGCAGGTCATACCCGCAAGGTCGTAGAGGTCGCCGATGGATACCTGCCCATATTCCCGGATGGCTTCCCACATCTGGTCGAGAATGCCTTCCATGTCTGCCCGGGAGTCCGAGGTCAGGTTCTGCCAGTTCGGGATGACCCGCTGGTTCACCGGCTGACTCCGGTTGGGGTTGGCGTAATAGCGGTCGTAGCTGTTGCTGGAGCCGCGTACATAGTTTGAGCTCTGCGAGCGGGATCTGTCCTCGCCAAATATCATGAGGCTCAGCGCCGAGCTGAAAATGCTCCAGATGCCGTTTTTCAGCATCGGGATGGCATAGTCGTTGATGATGCGCTCCTTCACGGTGGCAAGGTCTTCTGCGAGAAACGCGCTTGCCACCTTCTGAATATCAGTCTGCTGGCGTACCGTGACTTTGCCGGTCGTCACCTTCTCCAGCTTTTTCTTCGGCTGCTGACCGGGGATCTGGTTCAGGCTGCTCGTGGGCATATCGATTTTTGCCATGTTGTCGTCCTTTCAAAATAAAAAAGTAAGAGCTGCAGATTTCTCTACAGCTCTCGCTTTATCTGACATTAGTTCTCCTCTTCACAAGTTTCCTCGTCAGAAGTCACATCCTTCGACTCCACGTCGATGACCTCGTTCTTGTTCGCCTTCTTGCTGGCCATCTTCTCCTTGATGTGCTTGAAACCCTTCTTTGCAGCAGGGATGCCATACTTCACACCAGCGCCGATGAGCAGCGCAGCGCCAACACCGATCTTGACGATCTTGCCAAGATCGAGGTTTGCATTGCTCTCACAGCCGCAGTCCGAAGTATAGCCCTCCGCCTCAGCAGTGACCAAGTTCTCAACAGGAGCGTTCTCCATCATAGAAGTCTCGTTCTCCATAGTCACATTGTTCATTTCGTCCATTTTTGTTACCTCTTTCTTAAATATAAGTTTATAATGTCGGAGTATTACCTCCATAAGACAAGCTGAATTTTTCGCGCCGGGGTCTGAAAATATCAATACCCCAGCCATTTCGGAGGCGTGTTGTAGTCCAGTACCAGACAAGGCATTCCCTCTTCGTCCACACGAGAACCGTAGAACGTATCCACCATCATGCAACTCTGGGTGTCCCAGCCCAGCAGGTCACCGTTCTTGCAGTGCTCCATGCCGAGGTAGTCGTACAGATCGTTCTCCGTAACGCTCAAATCGCTGAGAAGCTGCTTGTTCAGGCCGTTCAGCGCCTTCTCAATGGCGTTCCGCGTCGTCCAGAAGTATTTCCCGGACAGGCTCTCCCAACATTTCACCTTCTTGTCATAGGACACATCATCCGGTGCGAGGTTCTTTGCAGTCGGGATCTCATCCGGTTCCGGACACTTTGCCATCTTTTCCAGCGTGACCGCCTCTTTGATCTCCTGTGCTTTGTCCTCGCCGATGGTTGCAGCCACCTTGTCCTGATAGCTCCGCAGAGCCGTCTCCGACATGGTGTAAGCCGCTGCCAGCGCAGCATTTCTCCGGTCATTGACGCTGCTTGCTCCGATGATGCACCCAGTCGAGACTGCCATAGAGATAGCGGTAGGAATGTACACCGGTGCCGCCGTCTTCACGATGGTTTTGGCATCCAGTTTCTCGACGCCCAGCTCTTTCTTCTTCTCGTCCAGCAGGATCATGGCCTTGGGCGTTGCGGTAATTGCAAAGCCGACTGCAGTAAATGCACCCGCAATGCCGAAGCCCAGCAGGATCTTCGAGCCGTTCCGGCTGAGCGTCCTCTTCGCCGTTTTGGTCAGTGTTTTCCAGTTCATGTTCATGCCTCCAAAATATCAATGAATTTATAAAAAGAAAGAGCCGTAGATTTTTCTACAGCTCCCGCCTTTTCAGATGTGTCCATTCTGTTTCAAGTTCTGAAACCGAATCCTGCTTCCACGCTGACTTGTCAGCTCTCCGGAGATGGTGTCATAGATGTATTCGTATGTCCGGATCGGCAGGGTCAGCACATACCGCATCGTGCCATCCAGCACGTGCAGCAGTCTCCTGCCGAAGTCCTTCCATAACTTCATCATAGCATCATCCACCTGAGCGTAATAGTTGCGATCATACATAATTCAAATCTCCTTTATCTGTTCAGTTTGGATTTTCTTCCATAAAGCAGACTGAATTTTTCGCGTCAGTTCGCGTTGTTTTTCTCGGCCAGCTGCTTGCGCACCTCTTCCTGCACCATGTCATGTAGTTCGTCCTCGCTCTTCTGGTCCTCGATCAGGTCATGCCCGAAGCCCAGCAGTGCGCTTCCTGCCAGCAGTGCGATGCTTGCCACTCTCCACCAGTTGATCTTAGCCATTGTTAGCCTCCTTCAGCTCTTTTGCAGTCTCCACGTAGTCCGGCGACTCATAGTTCAGATAGTTGTTCACAGGGTCGAGCATGGGTGCCAGATAGTAGACTTCCAGCCCGTCGTCGGTCGTCTGCTTGTCATACTCAAAGTCCATCCAGTAAGAATCCCAGTCATAGACAAGCTGGTCGATGCACCAGCCGCGCTCGTCACCGTCCGGCAAGAACGGCAGCTCGTCCGAGCACAGGTAGTCACACCACGCATTCACGGAGACACAGCCTTCCGTCATCAGTTCCCGGTTGAACCAGTACGATGCCTGCGTCACATCCGCCATAGTGGCATGGAAATATCTTTTTGTCGCAGGCTCGTAGAACAGCCGGATAACGTCTCCGTCCTTATCACGCTTGACCTCTTCCACGACGCTTGTGTGAAGCTGCTGCTCTTCTTCCCTGCCGATGCGCTCCGCCACCTGCCTGCGGTACTCCTGATAGGTCTTACCCAACGCCATGTAAGCCGCGCTCAGGCGTGCGATCTCCTTCCGGCTCAGCATATTTGCGCCGACGATACAGCCGATGGTACCAGCACCCACCACAGCCGCCGGAATATAAAAGTGCCAGCAGTCCAGCACTTTCTGCCTGGTATCGTACTCCGGGATGTCCTTGTTCAGCTCAACAAGCTTTTCCGCCTTGATGGTCGCCTTGCCCGTTTCGATCGCCGTGGCTACTACACCTACGGATGCCGCCACCGCCAGCAGTGTCCCGGCGTTCTTGCGCAGGAACCTTGTCAGTGTTTTCGTCAGTTTCATCGTTTAACCTCCAAAATATCAATAAAAATAAAAGAGCCTACGATTTCTCGTAAGCTCTCATGGTCAGTTCTTCCGTTTGGTATAACTTTCCATGAAGAAGTCCATGTACGTAACAAATACGGGTTTGAAAGTATGCCTTGCAATACAAGAAAGTCCGTCTGCACCAATGTAGTTTCCTCTATCATAGAGTCTACGCCATGCTAGGCAGTATCCGTTCAGTCCTCCATATACAAACAGCATAAATCCAATCATTCCCATAATACCAATTTTCAATGCTTTCTTCATAATTGTTCAACCTCCAAAATATAATTCTGAGACTAACCATCTCATAAAGCACACTGAAAATTTCGCGTCACAGCACCCCGGCCTGCTTCAGAATCGCCATCAAGTCTGCCTTGCTCATCTTGGCATCAATGTCAAGATGCAGGTGAACTCTCTTCTCATCCTCGCTGTACCCGGCAAAAATATCATTGAGCTTCACTTCCGTGCTCTTGTAGCCCTGCTTCTGTACGGCCTTGTTGATGGTCCGTGCAGCGACGCCGCGCAGAAAGCTCGACTGGATGTGCATAATATCCTCCATCACAAATCCTCCACTGTATCGTAAAATAGCCGTGTCTCTTCGTTCATCTTCAGGTACTTGATATAAATACGTTCATCGGAACCGTCTCGCTCAAGTGCCTCTTCAAGTTTGTTCTTCTTTTCTTCGGCGACAACTCGATTATCGAAAACGCCATAGATATAAGTGTGGCCTTCGTCAGAGCCATCTTCGGATATAAAACCAAACACCAAGTAAATGTCCATATTGTTCGACCTCCAAAAATAAAATGAAAAAAAGATAAGAGGGCGTGTATCTATCAGATATTATCCTCCAGATTGCTCTCTTGCATCTTCTTCAACATTTCCTTTTCAGCCTTGTAGTCCGTCCACTTCTCGTAAGCCACACATGCTCCGATGACTGCTGCATACAGTCCCAGAACAATGCCGCTCCACTTAAAGCTGTCGCCCCAAGTAACAGGTTTGTTCATAAAGTTCTTAATAGCTTTCATCATAGTAATTTCTCCTTTCAATGTAAGCCCTCTTACCTCCATAAAGCAAGCTGAATTTTTCGCGCCGGACAAAAAGAAAGAGCCTATGTTTCCATAAGCTCTTCCCGAGATAAAGCCGATGCTACGTCGTTTGCCGGTCTATCGTAAAAATATCAGTCTTTCGACGGCCGGAAAATCTGTACAAACAGCCACATCACGAGTGCCACAGCGCACCCGATCAGGAATGTTGTAATGATCTGCCCGACCGAAATCGTATAGTTCCAAATTTTCTTAAAAATAGATTCATTCATAATACGTTCTCCTTTATTTCGGGCTTTATCCCATAATATGAGGAGATTTTTTCGCGTCCGGGCAAAAAGAAAAGAGCCTACGATTTCTCGTAAGCTCTCCTCGAAAATATCAATGACTTATGCAGTTTTCTTTACTATGACACTATTTTCGTATAGCTCATGAGGGGCTATATCCTGGCCTGAAGGCCATTCGATGCCTATACCTCCTGGCAGCATCTGAACTGTTCTGAAATAGTCTTCATCCTTTAGCTGCCCATACCATGAGCCGGTTGCGTACGGTGCCACATCGAACAGCTTCACTTCTCCAGTCTCATAATAGAGGCGAAGCTTCAGTGAATCAATGGGCTCAACTTTAATAAGCTTCGGCTGCAACATAACAGTCACTCCTTACTTCAGAGGATCAATGCGGAAGAACTGTTCGCCGTTGGACAAGAGCTTCCAGTTTGCCGCCAAATCATCCTTGTGAATCTCCATCCATGCATCCAGAAGCTTCATCTGGCTCTTAGGAAATTTTCCTTCCAGAATCGTTCCGTCCAGAGCAACTACGATTTCCTGTCCGGAATATTCTGCGTGAATGTGAGGCGTATTATGCTTCCCGCCTATTTCGCGGTACATCCGAACAATAATGCCGTAAAACATACATAATACAGGCATTTTTAAGCACCTCCAGTCAATTCTTCTATTTATATTATATCAAAGTCCAGTGAAAAAATAAAGACCCTCAAATCGGTACATGGTCAAAGCTGGTCTCCCAGCGTTCTTTCTTGAGCGGTTTCATCCGCAGCGCCCACATGAGCTGTCGGACAGTGACCGTCGGAAAGTACCCGTGCGAGTCCTTCTTCCTTGCGTGAGCATCAAAATACTCCTTGAATCCGATGTGCAGATAAATTTTGTCGGTCAGCCACGGGTCGATAGGCCCCCAGTAGGTCGCTTTGGTTTCCTCGTTGTAGCGCTGTTGGATGACGCATAATCCCTTGTCCCGTTCCATGTAAAGGGTCGAAACACGATAGACCGGATGGTCACAGCGGTATACCTTGCCGTAGTAGTTCGTCCAGATGTCGGGCGGTTCTTCATGGTATCTCATAAAAATAAAAGAGAGCCCGAAGCTTTCGCTCAGACTCTCCAGTCCTCCTTACTTTCTAAAGATGTTCTGCATCAAAGTTCTGGAACCATCCTTGAATGTCGGCGACAGCGGAATGTGTCCTTCTTCCTCGTTGAACCATCCGTTCACCTGGTTCCATATGAATAAGCCGCCCATGATGAGCGTTCCGGCAATGCCGCCCACGGTCTTCAGAATTTCGACCCTGCGGTCAGAGTCAGCCTTCTGCACGTCGGCTTTCACCTGCTGCCACTTCAGCTGCAGTTCGTCTTCCTTCGCAGTTTTGCTGTTCTCTTCCGCAGTCTCGTTCATCTGCATCTCGTGGAGCTTTGCCAGGCTGTTCACCGCAGCGGCATACTCCTCAGAACCGGGCTTCATCGTTTTCAGCGATTCCATCCCACTTTCCAAAGTCTCGTTCAATAATGTTTTGTTTTCCATTTTGATCTTCTCCTTTATCAGTAAATCCGGAGTTTCCTCCGTTAAACGGACTGTTTTTCTCGCGTCTCCAGCGGTTTCACTTTCAGCACCACATATTCAGAGCTTTCCAGATATTCCACGGATGTCGTCAAGTCGAGAAAAATATAAGGCTGTTCGTTCTCGTCTCCGGGGGCGATCATCAAGTTCCCGACCGCGTTCCTGCCGTGTACGCACTTCCACCCGACCGAAACACCGAACAGAAAGCCCAGCACGATAAATATCAATGCAAGCAGGTAAACCAGATAAACCATTTCGATTTTCTCCTTTGTAATATTCTGCACCGCCTTTTGGGCGAATGCGTGATGAAAAAAAAATAAAGGGCTGCAGATTTCTCCACAGCCCTTGTCGGCTCAGATGTCGTTGCGAATCAGAAACAATTCTCCTCTGTTGCAAGCAGCTCGTACCAGACCACTGGCCCGGATCAGGTTTATCGCGTTCGTGTAAGATGCCTGCGCTGTATAGGCATTCGCATACTCGCCTGTACCAATGTACATAACTTTCTGGTTGCTCTCGATAAACACACGGATCTTGTCCATCGCGTTCACATAACCGCGGTCGTAAGTAGCTTTTACTCTCTTGTAATGTTTCATCGTAAAAATCTCCTTTCGTTCTTCGGAAGACATCTTCTTCCATAAAGAAGCAGAGTTTTTCGCGTCTAACTTAGAATAGAAAAAAGAAAGAGTCCGAGTTTCCCCAGACTCCGTCTTCGGTCGAATGTTTTATCGTACGCCCATGTAGTATTCGGTAATAAGCTCAAGTTCGTTGCGTTCCACCTCCGGGTAAGAGACGTTCATCGTCTCGTTAAATCCCTTCTCGATAGAATCCATCATTTCCTCGAAACCCTTAACAATATACTTAAACATAGTAGTTACCTCCTATTATTAACATTTCTTTCCATAATAGGAGCTGAAAATTTCGCGCCCGTATGCAAAAAGAAAGAGCCGCAGATCTCTCCGCAGCTCTCGCCTTTCAGTGTTACTTTTTCATCCTCTGTCTCACCTCTTCCGTCTTTGCTCCGACATAGCCGATCAGCTTTGCCAGCAGCACAATAATCAGAATTGCAATGATCAAAGTAAACATAATAAATACCACCTTTCTCATAAAGGCAGCTGATTTTTTCGCGTCACTGCCGCTCGATACTCAGCAGCCAGAAGAACTTGCGGTAGAAGTCGTAGTACATCTGGGAGCCGCACGGACATCCCCTTGCACGAAGACTCCTGTAGGACAGTCCTTCAGTTACACCTTTCCGGATGTACGTTTGGAGCGCCGGTTCAATTTTGGCAATGCAGCGGTCAATGAGTTCAATGTGCTGCGAATAGTACGCTCTCAGCATTCCTTCTCGTGCAGTCGGGTCAGATGGTACGTTGCTCTTTACGATGCCACCCATATCTCCCTCCTGCGCTCTCCAGCCATCCAGCCTCGCCAGTGCCCGTTTCCAGTCGTTGTATTGGAAGCAGAAGTTCTTGAGTTCCAGGTATCGATACTTCGGCAGACAGTAGGGATTCTTTCTGGAGAGTTCCGGTTTCTCGTGTTTCATTTTTCCTTGACCCCATTTTTGATAAATTTCAAGTGTGCTCTCGCGACATCTTGATTTATCAAATGGTAACAATGGAAATGGACTCCTGCGTCATGAACTTGTTGATGTCGAGGCAAAAGAAAAGAGACACAAGATCTCTCCTGCGTCTCTCGTCTTGTAATCGTCACATCCGAGCTTTAGGTGTCTATTTGTGTCTTTGGTGTCATCTTGGTGTAAAACAACGAATTTCTCTTAAATAATTGTCGCTGTTACGATTCTTTCCATTCAGTGATAACTTGTTTCCATAGTAATTCCTTATATCAAATCGATTTCAAATGG